GAATAAATCTTATGAATCGGATGGGGTTCAACAAAATAAAACAATTTAAAGATAAAAATAGCTCCAAGAGAGACCGTACTCCCAGTATGGTTAAGGGCCATCCCCCTGTTCTTTTGGAGCTATTTGTGTTTTTTAATTGGAGGTTGTTATGGCAAATAAAAGAAAGGCTATTGGCAAAAAACTAAGGTTTGATGTTTTTAAAAGGGATGGGTTCCAATGTATTTATTGTGGCAAAACACCCCCTAAGGTAATACTTGAAATAGACCATATAGACCCAGTATCTAAAGGTGGTAAGAATGATATAAATAATTTAGTTACGGCCTGTTTTTCTTGCAACCGTGGCAAAAGAAATATCAGATTAGATAAACGGCCTAAAAGAACAGCAGAAAATATTGAATTATTAGAAGAGCAGGAAAGCCAACTTAAAGAATATCGAAAACTCCTAAAAAAAATATCCAGAAGGGTAAATAAAGACATTAATGAGATTAATGATGTTTTTGAAGAAGCATATCCAGGGTGGGGTTTTTCAAATACCTTTAAAAAAGTAAGTTTAACGACATTTTTGAAATTATTAGCAAAAGAAAAAATTATTGATTCTTTATATATGGCTATTAGTAAATTTAGCAATAACAGCGACAAAGCCATTAAATATTTTTGTGGTATCTGTTGGAATAAAATAAGAGAAAACGAGGTGTCCCCTTGATGTGGTTTAAACATATTGCTAAGGCAAAAAATGACCCAGCAATAAGACTCCTTTTGGCAGAATTTGGTTTTGAAGGGTATGGCCTTTATTGGATGATTTTAGAAACTATTGCAGACGATTTAGACTATAAAAGTTTCAAGGCAGAAGCGACAATGACGAGACAGCAATGGTGTAATTCTGTTAAAATTTCTCCAAAAAAGTTTCATAAAATTTTGGTTTTTTGTTCAAAAAGTTTTGGTTTTATTGTTGGAAATAATTCAAAATTGATAACCATTAATTGCCCTAAGTTATTGAAATATAGAGACGAATACTCAAGGAAGAAGCGCAAAATATCCGGACAAGCTCCTGATTTTTATCCATAGTTTTCTTCTTACTTCTTAGCTCTGGGTTCTACCCTCTACCATCCATGAAAACTAATAATACTATGTGTTAACCCCTAAAGAGGAAAATGAAAAATGCCACAGAAAGGAAAATATATTGAAAATTGATAATGAATTTAAAAAATTGATTGATTCACCTTCTAACGAAGAACTTGAAGGCCTTGAAAAGAAAATCTTAAAAGAGGGATTTCGGGAACCCCTTATGGTATGGCAAGAAACAGATATTTTATTGGACGGCCATAATAGACTGGGAATATGCAATAAAAATAGTTTAGAATACACTACAGAAGAAATATCTTTGCCGGACAGAATAGCTGCGATAAACTGGATAATAAATAACCAGTTGAGTAAGCGTAATTTGTCATTAAACCAGATAAGTTATTTGAGGGGCAAGCGGTATAACCTTGAGAAGCAATCTCATGGCGGTGATCGTAAAAGTGAAGAAGTGAAATCAAGGGCTCATTATGAACCCTTGATAAAAACTGGCGAGAAATCGGAATCAAGTCCTCACAATGATGACTTGATAAAAACGAGTGAAAAAATTGCGCAAGAGACAAATGTTTCAAGACCGACTATCGAACGTGACGCAAAGTATGCAGACGCAATTGACAAAATAGCAGAAGTGGTGCCTGATAAAATAGAAACTATTAAAGCATTGCCTAAGGTTGACGCTGTCTTTTTAGCAAACAAAGCGCCGGAAGAACAAACGAAAATCATTGAAACGATTGTGAATAATCCGCAGCAAACTGTCAAGAAAGCTATCCAGGGAATTAAACAGCAAGAAAAAGAAGCCGACTACAGGCAGAGAGTTGAAGAGATAAAAAGGAAAGACATTGTCGCTGAATTGCCTGATCTATTACTGGTTGATCCACCCTGGAAATATGATTTTACAGAAACAAACAATAGAAAAATTGAAAATCAATACCAGACGCTTTCTGTCATTGAGATGAAAGATCATCTACCTGAAACCAAAAAAGACTGCCTGATGTTCATGTGGGCGACTGCACCGAAGCTCAAAGAAGCTTTTGAACTAATTGATTTATGGGGGTATTCCTACAAAACTCATGCAATTTGGGACAAGCAAATGATTGGTTCTGGATATTGGTTTAGGGGTCAGCATGAGCTTTTACTTGTTGCTACAAAGGGTAATGTTTCACCTCCAATAGTAGAGAACAGGGTTTCTTCTGTATTTGAAGAAAAAAGAACTAAACATAGTAAAAAGCCTGAATGCGTATATGAATGGATTGAGAAAGCATTCGGCGATAAGATCAAATTGGAAATGTACGCAAGAGAAAGACGAAGTGGTTGGCTGTCTTTGGGAGATGAAGTTGAATAATTTTAAAGAAGATTTGGAATTTAGTCACAAAGCAGAAGACTTATCAATATGGGCAGAAATATATAATAATGCCTTTCCTGGTAATCATGGATTCACGAATGAACGTGAAAATGGCCAGGTGCAATATTTGGGAATAGACCGAACTGTTATTTTAAGCTCAGGCAAAGCAATTTATATTGACGAAAAGGTTAGACGCAAAAACTATGGGGATATTCTTCTGGAATACATAAGCAATGATAAAACTAAATCAAAAGGTTGGGCTGAGAAGCCTTTATTCTGCGACTACATTTCATATGCTATCCTTGAAAATGGTATGTGTTACTTGCTTCCGGTTCCTCAGCTACAAAAAGTGTGGCTGGAGAATAAAGATAAATGGCTGAAATTGTATGGTACTAAAACAGCGCCAAATCAATATTATAATACTTTAAATTGTCCGATTCCAATTGATGTTTTATTTCCAGCAATTGGAAAATCATTAAGAATACCTTTCAGGAAAGGATAAAATGCCATTAGTTTTAAGAAACTATCAACAAGAACTTGTAACAGCAGTCAGAAATTCTGTCATGGCTGGCAATAGGCGGGTATTGATGGTAGGTAGCACTGGCCTTGGCAAAACAGCTATTTTATTTGAAATCAGTAAGTTAGCAGTTGAAAATGCCAAAAATAAATTTACGAGAATATCAGGAAAAAATATATTGACATAGCCGATGGAAAATGCAATAAATAAAAAACAAGGAAAATATCTTATGAGAAGTGACAGATTCTCGAAAACAATCAATTTAAAAATTCAAAAGGCATTTCAACAACAAGCATCGCAATGGTGTTTGTGGAGCTGTCACTCCCCGTTGAAATGCCTTTTGTGCATTTAAGGAGGTTGTAATGGAAATAGCAGAAATTTTAAACATAGAACCAAGGTTGAATAAGGTTTTTCTTGAAGCTAAAAATTATAACAATTTAATTAGCTGGAATACGAAAGTAAAAATTTGGAGTAAAGAAATAAAGCCACAAATATTAAAGCTTGTTGGTTTTTATTCTGAAAACGAAAAGCTACAATCAACAGAAGTTTATGATAAAGTATATTTTCGCTGCATAAAGTTGATGGGGCTGTAAATAATGCCACAAGAAGGATATATAGCCCTGTGGCGAAAAAGTATTGACTCAAGTGTTTTCCAGAATGAGGGTCTTTGGAAACTTTGGTGTTTATGCTTAATGAAAGCAAACCATAAAGAATGTTGGGTGTCTATTGATGGTATTCTTAATCCTATCAAAATTGAAGCCGGACAATTTATAACTGGCAGGTTTTCTCTCCATAAAGAATACTATCGAAATAAAAGAAAAAATCAGAAAACGCCGCTTACGTTGTGGAGATGGTTGCAAACTTTAGAAAAACTTGAAAATCTGAACATCAAAACGAACAACAAATATTCTATTATAACTATAATAAATTGGGGTAGTTACCAAAAAGGAAACAAACAGAATGAACAGCTAAATGAACAACAGACGAACAACAGACGAACAACAGACGAACAACAGGTGAACACAGACAATAATGTTAATAATGAAAAGAAAGTAAATAATAAAGAAATAATAAAGAAAGATAACTTTAAAGAGTATGTTTTTTTAACTAAAGATGAACATAAAAAACTTACTGATAAATATTCCGCTTCCATTATTAATAATAAAATTGATGATCTTAATAATTACCTTGGCTCGACTGGCAAGAAATATAAAAGTCATTATCATACGATTCTCTCTTGGTTGCGAAAAGATGGAACTCCGCCAAAGATCGGATCACAACAACCATCATTAAAGGAAATGATATCGTGAATGACCTCAGAGTACCACCCCAAAACATAGAACTTGAACAAAGCATCTTGGCTGGCTGCTTATCTTTTGCAGACCAATTAGCAGATGCTACAGAAAATCTCTTACCTGAGCATTTTTACAGAACAGGCCACCAAAAGATATTCTCAGTAATTTTAAATCAACACAAACAAAATAAATCTGTCGATCTGTCAATGATAGTAACAATTCTTAGAGAAAATAAAACATTGGACGAGGTTGGCGGAGCTGTCTATGTTTCTGAATTATTAGATGTTCCCGTTCCAGTAAAAATAGAACATGCTTGTGAGAAAATAAAAGAAACTGCAACACTCAGAAAGACAATAGCAATCTGCGATAAAACCATAAGAGATTGCTATGACAACAATAACGCAAAAGATGTTATTGATAATATACAAAGAGAAATACTTGGGGCTGATGATTTTTCAATATATAATTTTACGACAATGAAAGACCTGACGCCCAAGAGTATAGACAGATATGAAAATGCCAAAAAAGGGAACGGCGAATATAAATTAAAGACAGGATTCCACGAATTTGACACATTGGTAGGCGGTTTGAGTGGGTCAAAATTAATTATAATAGCTGCCAGACCTCGTATAGGAAAGACCTCTGTGATGCTCAATATAGCACAATACATGGCGCAGCGTGGTGATATGGTAGGGATATTTGAGATTGAGATGGATAAAGAGGATCTTGACGATAGAATAATGGCCGGCATGACCGGGATAAATACTATAAAATTGCAGTCAGGGAAATATCTGGGCCAAGATGATTGGATCAAAATAAACTCAGCTGCAGAAATAAAATATAATATGCCAATTATTATTGATGATACAGGTGGATTAAAGATCGCTGAATTAAAACGCCGGTGCAGGAAAATGAAGAAACTGGGCTGTAAAATAATATTCATAGACCAGCTATCAAAAGTCATTGGAACCAAAAGGAAGTCTAAATTCGAAGAAGCAACAGAGATTGTTGAGGAGCTCGGATTTCTTAAAAAAGAATTACGGATACCGATTGTTCTTTTGGCGCAGATAAGCAGACAGGCAGTAAATAGAGTTGGTCAAAGGCCCATGCTGGAAGATTTGAAAAATACAGGTCAGCTTGAAGAAGAAGGGGATTTAGTTATTTTACTGCATAGACCATTTGTTTACACTAAAGAACCGGATGATGAGCATATTGCAATATTTGATGTAGCAAAGGCCAGGGGCGCACCTGAACGCACAATCAATCTTTATTGGGATGGTAAGACAACATCCTTCCAGAACATCCCACAAGGTGAATAAGGAGCCAGCATGACTACAGAACAAAGGCATAACATAAAAGTAACAGTCCTAAAGGCAAACGACAACGCAATACACGTTACAGACCGGCGAAAGAAAGCATGGCTACCGACAGGCGTATTTGAAACAGACGATAAAATCGAAGTTGGCAAGGTGATAACAATTTCAATTCCTGAACGATTGGGAAATACTGAGGGGTTCGTTTAATGGTGATTCTTGAGGCTATCCAGGATTTATTTTCGACATGGCAAATCACAGTAAAAATCGGCAAAAAACAATATATTTACGAATTAAACGACTATCACTACAACAGAATGATAAAACAATACAGGGCCGGGCAAGAAATGAAGGCTCTGACAATCCTAAATAAATGGAATGAGAGAAAATGACAATACAATTCAGACCACTACTACCGCCCTACAACTCGTGCCTAGAATGGGCTACATGGGGAAACTACAAGAACGAGAAACGAGCATTGCAGGCATTAAAAGCACTTAACCGTAAGAATAGTATTTATTTTGAGTATAGGCTAAAGCAATGAAAATGCACATATTATGGCGCAAAGCAGATGAAATACAAAAATACTGGTGTCCTTACTGTGATGAAATAACTGAATTTGGGACGCAGACCTGGTACGCTGAAGTTTGGTGCCTGAAATGCAAAAGGGTTTTCGGTCCGGAATGGAATCAATGTTACTGGCCGCAGGGATTTGATATTAAAACGGGAGAATTACTACCATGA